GTCACCGGAAACGACGGCCCTTCAAGAGGGATTCAACAAGCACGGTGTCAAGGACACCGACGACCGCGTTGAGTTCGTCTTCGAGGCCATGCAACCGGGCACCCGAAACGGTGTCAAAATCACCGAGGACTTCCTCAAAAAGGTTGCTGAAAACTTCGAGAACAGCGCACCGCTGCAACTCAACCACGACCGCTCGATGGAGTCCAACGTGGGCCAAATCGAAGAGGTGTGGTTCTCTGACGGGGCACTTCGCCTCCGTGGATACGTTCCCAAAACGGGTGCCGATACCCACGAGGAGTTCGTTCAGCGTCTTACGTACGACCCTCCGCAAGCTCAGAACGGCTCTGTTGGGTTTGGGTTGAACTACGAAATGACGCGAGACGATGATGGTAACCCGATGCTGGCCGATGGGAAAATGCAGGAGTTCTCCTTTACGCCGTTCCCGGGTGGCTACGACGAGGAAACCGGTGGCCTGAAAGCGCAGTTCGAGGAAGCATATCAGGAGTACACCGAACACTCCGACCCCGATTCGGAGGAGTTGGACAAGGTGTACTCCGAGTGGGAGTCCATGATGAACATGGACAACGACCAGATGGAGCGGTGGGACGACCACCCATGTGCTGACCAAATGGTTGATGGCGGTGAAGACACTCGTGACGAAACGCTGATGCTGATGGGCAGCCCGAAAGAAAGCTGGTCCCAGAATTACGTTGACATCGCCAACCGCGTTATTGATTACCTTGCCACTGAACTGGAAAAGGAACCCGACGACCCAGAAGATGGTGGTCCGGGTACCTGTCCCAGCCGATGGGCGGTGAATCTCCTCAACCGGGGGCACAATCCGTTTGAGGAGTTCCCGTCCGGCAACCCGCAGTTTAGCGAGTCTAACGCAACTGATGATGACGCCCCCAACGACGGAGTAAGTAGGGTCGAGTCCTTTGCGGTTAGCCTCGATACGGAAATACTACACGAAACCACAACCATGAGTTTTGAGCGAATTAGCTTCGATGAACTGGACGACGACCTCTCCGAGGAAGTCGCTGAGTTCATCTCTGACCTACGAGAACAGCATGAGGCCAACGTCGAGTTCATCGAATCGGTTATCGAGGACCGCGACGAGGCCGAAGACGAACTTCAGGAGTACAAAGAGGACCTCGCCGGTGACCTTGCCGAGCGAGAGGCCGTCCTCTTCGAGGCCGAGGAGCTTGCCGAGTTTGACCTCGAACGGCTCCATCAGCTTGACGAGGACTCTAAGGAGTTCGAGGCAACCGCAGAGGACGACGCAGAGGACGAACCCGAAGGTGAGGGTGCCAACTTCGGGCAGAAGGAACGCAAGAGCAAGGACTTCACCGGTGACCAGCCCAGCGACGAGGCCAAGGCCGGGCTGGACCGCATTGCGGGCATCAACATCGAATAAACAACTTTTCAACTAATAAACAATGACGAACGTTAAAATCGCCTCGGTTTCCGAGGACATCGAGAACCGACAGGCAAGCGGCGTAGTTCAGTACGAGTGCGAAGAGGGTGACCTCGTTGCCGTTAACAGTGACGGCGACGTGGTTCAGGCTGACGCGGCTGAAGGTGTTTCCGGGAAAGCGCGGGGCGTCGTTATCGGCGGTGCCAAGGACGCTTCCAAGTACGGGCAGGACTTCGAGGAAACCCGCCTCGTTGTCGAGTCCGAGTATGACCTTGTTGGTGAGGCCCGCAAGACCTACATCGAGTACGGTGCCCGGCTTCGGAACCGCGACGAGGACTGGGGCTTCACTCCCGGCTCGGATATTTACCTCGCCGAGGGTGGCGGCTTCACTGACACTGAACCTTCCACCTCTGGCTCGGTTATCCAGAAGGTTGGTTACGCGAAGGACTCCGGCGAGGAGGTCGTCGTTTTCGTGGACCAGCACGCCGAGGAGACGGTCGCGTAATCGGACAGCGACATTAACTAACTAACTTTAACTTCAACAATGCCATCTGACAACCCATACGCAACTGAACTGAACACGAAGGACGACATTCCGCTGTCGGACCTTTTCGACATCGCAATGCAGAAAATCGACCTCTTCAACGAGGCCGACCGGCCGTTCCGTGACCTGTTCGTGCAAGAGGTCAGCGAGAAGATGTTCTCCGCTGGCCATATTCCGGCCGACATGACGTGGGAACACGTCGGCGAGGGTGAACACCCGACCACCGGCGACATCCCGGACGACCAGCAGGTCGCCATGAACGTCGAGAAGTACGCCCGCGGCCTCGGCTTCACGCAGGAGTTCATCGAGGATAACCCGTCGGACATGGTTCAGGAGCGCCTGAACGCCATGCTCGAAGGCGCGGTCAAGAAGGAGCAGGACGTTATCTTCAACACGTTCAAGCAGGGCATCGGTGACGGCTCCCAGATTTGGTACGACGTGCCAGACTACGGCGAGTACACGTTCACCAACTCCCACGACCACACCTTCGGTGACTCGCAGGAACTGTTCGGTGACTCGGACGCCCACACTCCCTCCGAACACGTTCGAGAGGCGAACATCGAGATTCGCCACCACGGTCGTACCCCGAGCATGGTCCTCTGTTCGAGCGAGTTCGCGGCTGAACTCGTTAACGAACTGTCGTGGGACGCCTCCTACCACATCCCCGACGCGACCAGCCTCCGCAGCACTGCGCTGCCCGAGACGACCATCCAGCTTGACGGCGTGACCTTCATGCAGACGCCGTGGATTAACGACTCCGATGGCCCAGACTACACGTTCTACGTCATGGACAACTCGGACCCCATCTACTTCCACGAGGCTCGCCCCGTTCAGCTTAACGGCATGAACGGCGCTCAGGTCCGCTCGCCCGGTGACATCATCGGTGCCACGGGCAGTGCCCGCTACGGTGCCAAGATGATTGACCCCCTCGCGGGTGTCAAGGTCACCGCGGACAACCTCGCATAGAGGTAACCCGTGTTCGACTCCGACAGTGAACTGCTGGACCACGTTCGGGGGCATGTCGGGGTCAAAAGAGAAGGCGACCTCCCGCAGGATACCCTCGAACAGGAGCTTCAGCGTGCAAAACGTGAACTCAACAACGAGATTCGTGAGCGCCTGAACAACCAGCAGTCACTCAACATCTACGAAATAGAAGCGAAGCAAAAGGCACTCAAATACTTCGTTCAGATACGAGCGAAATCCGTGGTCACCCAGAATCAGGGTGCCCGCGCTGGTCCCGACAAGAACGGCCCGAACCTCGGCCGCGACCCGAAAACGGTGTCCTCGATACGACGCCACGATTACGGTGACCAAGACATGAACTACTGGCGTGACCGGATGGTTGCTCACGTCAACAAGATAACCGAATAATGGCAGACACAGACCAAGACCTGATGGACGAGGTTCGTGAAATCACCGATTACACGGATGCCGTCCTTCCCGACAATAAACTCACCTCTGTGGTGTCCACTGCCAAGCGCGAGGTGCAGGGCGTTGCAGACGCCAACATCTCCGACTGGTACACTGACCGTGACGCCGAACTGGCGTTGTTCTGGACTGCATGTCTGTTCTGCAAGATAAAGGCCGGTGAACTGGACGGGGTTACCATGTCGCTTGGCGATATGGAAACCGAGTCACTCAAGTCCGCCGGTGACGCCGAAGACGACAAGCCGGTTATCTGGTATGAGCGAGCGATGCAGTACTCACGTCGAAAGACACCAGAAGGCGGGTCTTTTGGTCACCGAAGTATGAGCCGAACCGGTCGCAATTACGACACCGACCTCGCTAACAACTTCTAATGTTCACAGCAACCACCACTCGGGTTAAGGTCATGCTGTCGAAGATGGGAGGCGAGGCGGTTCACCGCAGGAAGGCGCAGGGTTCTGTTGACGCCTTGAACCACAACACCGGTTCCTACGAGGACACCGGGACGGTTTTGTGTGCGCCATACAACCCGAGTTCCGATTCCCAACAGACCGATGCTGGTGAACTGGACCTTAACCAACCGCTCTTTGCGGTTCCCGGTGACGTTGACCTCCGACAGAACGACCGGCTCGTGTACCAGCAGACGGTGTACGAAGTCGAGTCGGTGACCAACCGAGCGCATTACCAGATAGCTCAGACCAAGGAAACGTAACATGGCACGCATTAACATCGACGTTGACGACC